ATGCAACTGTAAATAAATTCCTATTTGTACCACCATCTGTTGTTGTACCAGGAGTTTATTCTTTCAACGATAAAGTTGCATTCCCTTGGTTCGCTCCTGCAGGATTAAACAGAGGAAGTTTAACTACTGTAACTGAGCCGTACTCTAGGTTAACTCATGCAGAAAGAGATGAATTGTATGAAGGTAAAGTTAACCCAATTGCAATATTCCCTCAGGTAGGTGTATGTGTTTGGGGTCAAAAAACTCTACAAACTAAACCATCTGCATTAGACAGAATTAACGTTAGAAGGTTGTTAATAAAACTTAAAAAGTTCATCGCATCTTCTACAAGATATTTAGTATTCGAAAACAACACTACTGCAACAAGAAATAGATTCTTAAACATTGTTAATCCATTCCTTGAAACAGTACAACAGCAACAAGGTTTATTCGCGTTCAAAGTTGTAATGGACGAGACTAACAATACTCCAGATGTAATTGATAGAAATCAAATGAAAGGTGAAATATTCTTACAGCCTGCAAAAGCTGCAGAATTTATCATCGTAGACTTCAACATCTTGAAAACTGGTGCATCTTTCGAAGAATAAAAATTAGAAAAGGTGATATTTATATATAGAGGAGAAAAATAAATGGCAAATCTAGTCGATCCAAATGAAATTATGTTCACGGCCTTTGAGCCTAAACAGCAAAATAGATTTATATTCTATATTGATGGTATACCAGCGTATCTTATCAAAACTGCTGCAAGGCCAGTAATTACAACAGAGACTGTAGAATTACAACACATCAATGTTTCTAGGTACGTAAAAGGTAAGAGTACTTGGGGCCCAATTAGTTTAACACTTTACGATCCGATCGTTCCTTCAGGTGCACAATCTGTAATGGAATGGGTAAGATTACACCACGAATCTGTAACAGGTAGAGATGGTTATGCAGACTTCTATAAGAAGGATGTAACAATCAATGTACTTGGACCAGTAGGTGATAAAGTAGAAGAGTGGACAGGTAAAGGTGCATATATTACAAGTGCTGATTTTGGACCAATTGACTGGACTGCTACAAACGCTGTAAACGAAATTACGATGGAAATACAGTGTGACTATTGGATCTTACAGTTCTAATAATACCTCTAAATATACAACAAAAATTAGGCCCTATAACTTAGGGTCTTTTTTTGACTTATTTTTTGCGGAAATATATATTTATATATGTTATACAAAATAGAGGAGAAACGTTATGTCAGGAAAAGTAGTAGACCCAGATTATCCAGGACAGGATAGATTAACAGATCAAGAAATTAAAAATCTAGCAATTCAAGAGGCAGGTGCTGTAGTAGAAAATGCTGCAAAGAATTATCCGTTTCCAACAGAGACGATAGAATTACCTAGTATGGGATTGTTGTACCCAGAGTCAAACCCACTATCTTCAGGAAAGGTAGATGTTAAATATATGACTGCAAAAGAAGAAGATATTCTTACTTCTCAAAACCTTATTAAGAATGGTACAGTTATTGACGTATTATTGAGATCGTTAATTGTTAGCCCTATAAATTACAATGACCTGTTGGTTGGTGATAAGAATGCCATCATGATAGCCGCAAGGGTATTAGCTTATGGTAAAGACTATGAGGTAGAACTAACTAATCCAAAGACAGGACACGTTCAAAAAGAAAATATAGATTTAACTCTATTTACAAACACAGGATTTGACACTGAAAACTTTGAGAAAGGGTCAAATAAGTTTTCTTTTGAATTGCCAGCATCTAAAAGAATGATTGAATTTAAGCTTTTAACACATGGTGATGATAAAAAGATAGCAGATTCTATAAAGGCTGCTAAAAAGGCTTCAAACAGGATATCCGGTGTGTCACCTGAACTAAGCACTAGGTTAAAACACATGATATTATCGGTAGATGGCGAAACAGATAGAATAAAAATATCTAAATTTGTAGATAACGAATTCTTATCTAGAGACTCTATGGCTTTCAGAGAAAGAGTAAAAGAGGTTTCTCCTGATATTAACCTTACCTATTCTTATTATGGTGAGGATGATGGCGAAGAGCACGAAGTGGCTCTGCCAATGACCGTCAAGTTTTTTTGGCCTGGGTCCTGATTACAGGGCCGTTCTACACAAGCTATTATTTGACATGGCATACTACTCACAAGGGGGTTTCACGTGGTCGGACCTCTACACCATGCCAGTACACCTCAGAAGATTCTATCTTGACAAACTTAGTGAAGTTAAGAAGAAAGAGAAAGAAGAGGTTGATAAAATGAAGTCTAGGCAAAAAACACCTAGACCAAGAGCACCCCGAAAGAGATAAAACTCTAACTTTCTGATATTTATATATGATAAATTATGAAAATCAGGAGACGATAAATGACTGAAAAAGAACTTCGCAAAAAAATCAGAAAAGAAGTACGTGAAACTCTAGCAGAAGAGAATATAATTACTAAAGTTTTAGGTAAAGTTTTTGATGGTATGAGTAGAGCAGCTCAAAAACGAGCTCTTAAAAAAATGCTAAAAACTCCGGAACTTGTAGATTTAATGAAATCTGCAGATAATCCAGTAACAAATTCTTATATAGATAAAATAAAAAATCTATAGTATAGTACATGGCAAACTACGAATCTATAAAAAAGGCTAATGATGAGCAAAAAAGGCTCAATAAAAACCTTGAAGACGCAGAGAGAAGAATTGGAACAATGTATTCCAAGTATAATGACTTTGCAGACAAAAGGACAAAAGAGGCACGTGACTATAAAAAGGCTCTTGATGCCCAAGAAAAAGCACTAGATACAATAGCTGAAAAAGTAGATGAACAAAAAGAAAAAGTTAAAGAAATTGCCGAGGAATACAAAGAACAGCTAAAAACAACTAGCAAAATAAAGAATCTAGAAAAAGATATTACAGACTTTGCGAAGGAGCAATCTGTACAAGCCAATGCAATTGCAGGATTTGACCAAACAGCCTTACTAACGGCAAAAGCTAAAGAAGCTGCTGACACGGGAAGAATTGGAAAAGCAAATGCAATATTAGAAATAGCATCATTAGAAAGAGACCTAATGAAGGAAGTTCTAGATGGAAATCTAGACGTAGAGGCAGCACAAACTAGACAGGCAGAAATTCAAGCAGATTTAGCATCAAAATATGATTTATCTGGCAATGAGGTAGATGCAATTAGTGGCTTAATGACTGATCAAATAGCAAACGCTTCAATGTTAAATGACGAGTTAGCTGCAACAAACTCTTTAGGAATAAGTAGAAGAGATATACTTAAACAACAGCAAGAAGCTTTAGATGAGCAATCTGCTATGTTAGATGGTATAAAGAAAAAAGCAACCGCTTTTATAGGTGTATTTAGTAATGGTTTCTTAGCCTTTGGAGCTGTATCTAAGTTTTTAGCAAATCAAGTACTAAGTACGAGAGACTTAGCAAAAAATCTAGGAGTTAGCACAGGAGAAGCATTTAAACTTACTAAACAAACCAAGTTATTGAATGCGCAATTTGCTGGTACAGGAATGGACTTCACAGAGGCTCAAGCCCAAATGGTGGATCAAGCATCGGATCTTAATGAAGTTACAATGGCAAACGTTAAAGCCGTTGGTATCATGTCAGAAAGATTTGGTATGAGCGCGTCTGAAGCAGCAAAACTAAGAAAGATACAGTTAGAGATAACTGGTGGTAGTGAAGAGGCAGCTGATGCTTTAACCGCTGGAGCAATTGCACTAGCAGAAGCAAATGATGTAGCTCCAGGCGCAATATTATCTGATATGGCTGCGAATAGTGAAGAATTTGCAAGATTCGGAGCTGAAGGTGCAAAAAGAATGGCACTAACTGCAGTTGCAACTAAAAAGCTAGGTATTGAAATGTCTTCATTAGTTTCTGCTAGTAGAGGATTATTGGATATAGAAAATTCACTAAATGCAGAAATGGAAGCAGAGGTAATGTTAGGTAGAGAACTTAACCTAGAGACTGCTAGACGAGCTGCACTAGAAGGAGACCATTTAACAGTTGTTAAAGAATTAGCTAAACAATTTGGTACAGTAGAAGACTTCCAAAACTTGTCAGTATTACAACAAGAGGCAGCAGCTCAAGCAGCTGGTATGACTGTAGAGGAAATGACCAAAATGCTTGCCAATCAAGATAAAA